ATGACGCAATGTGGTTAATTCCCCTAAATGCAGGCAGCGCTTCACGGCGTGAGAGCAATAAACCTTCAATATAAATAAATATGAAGACTTATGCAAAGACACAAACCAAAATACGTTTTCAACGTTGGCAGACAACTCTTGATGAGTTACTACCAAAGGTGAGGGTATTCAGTCCTTGTGAAGAAACCGATTGCATGATAAAGGCCTTCGCAAACTTAGTCAGGGACTTGCTAGGATCATATGGTGAAGTAGAAACTATAAGGTTATTAAAACTTTATAGAGTTTACCTCCGCCGCATGGTTTTAGAACAAGATCTAACACCTATACCTTGGCATAAAATTACCAAGGATGGGCACCCAAGGATTTTACAACCTTGGACTAAGTCAACAAAAGGATCGGTGGCAAGTCAGAGAATGGTACTTTCTATATGGAGGTGCATCGACGAATTTCGGTGTGAACCGAAACTAGACGTTAGCACCATCATAGCAGAAAGCACAGCCGATGCAGGTATTATTTGTGAATTAAAAGAATTCATAAATAAATGGTACGGTATCGAGACATTGCGTGAAAGCAAAGTCAACGGTAAAGTACACTTAAGTAACAACGCTGGGCCTAACGGTCCTGCTGTTGCTTCTGCGAATAGGGATGCCATTGCATTAATATGTAATGACCCCGTACTAGCAGATAAGGTTATTGATTTCATGTGCAACTTTAGTTTGCCGCATATGAACTTCGATTTACCTAAACTTAAGTCCTTTGTCGGACAGCCCACAAAGTGGGTCCATTCAAGGCTAGTCTCAATTGCGGATAAAGCGTGTAAAACACGTGTTATTGCAATCGCAGACTGGTGGACTCAAAATGCATTAAGTTTCGTCCATAACACTTTCATGTTAGGATTAAGCAAAATGCAGCAAGATTTCACCTACCGCCAATCTGATCTACCTAGAGTTATCAAAGCTCTGGGTAATCATCTTTATACTTCTGATCTAACAGCCTTTACAGATAGGTTACCTGTAGAAATACAGGAAACACTAGTTGCAAAAGTTTTTGATCAAGAAGTCGGAGAATTATGGAGACAAGTAATCAGTGAAAGAGACTTTACTACACCGAAAGGTGTAATAAGGTATTCCACTGGTACTCCCATGGGTTTCTTAAGCTCATGGGCCGTAGCCACCGCCACACACCATGCTATAAAAGCATATTGTGCCTATAAATTAGGAATAAAAGGACATAAATACCTTTTACTTGGTGATGATAACTTAGATACTAATAAAGATGTACATCAAATGTATACCTCAGTAATGTCTAAGCTCGGTGTATCCATCTCGTCTGAAAAGTCCACTCAAAGTGAAAACGGCTGTGCCGAATTCGCCAAGAGGGAGTTCTCTAGAGGGGTAGAGGTCACAGGAATTCCTGTGAGCCTTTTTCCTTCTCTACTCAGTAAACCTGAACAATTCTTAGAATTGGTAAGGCTTATGAGAGAACGAGGATATTGCGACAGCGATATCGCTCCCGGGGTACAGGATTTGATTAGTAAACTTCGCCGTAAGGCTCGCTTACTAACCCTCCTTGCCTTGACCGCACCTCCAGAAGTTACTGGGGCACCCCCTTTAGAGGGGCTAACCTTTTCAACTTCGGTGGAATGGAATAGAGATGCATCCGAAATAGCACAAGCTGTGGCTCACGCCAGGGCTAAGCTATTTTGGGATCAAGTAGACTTAGTGTCTGAAGCCATTCAGAAAGGAATGGCCCCTGTACCTCCGCAAGGAGTACGGTTCGAAGATAATGTGCCTAATCTTGCATTTGTAGCAATTGACCATAAGTCAAAAGCATACCTATGTAATGATGAGTACACAATCTACGAAGACTGGATGAATGGAGTAAACTATGATTTGATATTCGTACCAAACATAGATACATATCGATATTTTTCCAAAGCCCATAAAAGGACTAAGGTTAAATATGATATCATCAATCTTACACTTCAATTTCTTGAAGGAAAGATTGAGGTCCAAGCGCCCAAATCTAAACTAAGTAACCGTCAAATCTTTCTGCTGGGATTTCCAGCAGCTCAGACTTGGAGTTACTTTGCCAACCGAGAAAGTGGTGCCTCTTTAAGTAGGG